TTGGCGAACCCGTCTCCGACGACGAGACAGTACGTGATCAGGACACAGGACAACCCTTTTTTGCCGGCGTCCTACGTCGACGAATCGGCATCGAGGCTCGGCACCGACGAGGCGATCAAGGAGAAACTCGAAGGCATCCGCACGGCACGCGGCGGCCGCGTCTACTCCCGATTTGATCGGCGCATCAACGGCGCTCCCGTCGTGAAATCGGGTCGCATCGCCATCGGTTGCGACTTCAATGTCCGCAACATGCAGTGGGTCATAGCCGAAGTCGACGACGTCAACCGCCGCATCCACGTCGTGGGCGAAGTGATCAAACAGGGCGGCACGACGACAGACGAACACGCTGAGCGCACGGCGCAAATGATCATGCGTCGACTCGGTCGCTCGCGAGAGGACGTGCACGCGATGCGGATTCGCGCATACCCAGACGCCTCAGGCCAGTCGCTGCACACCACGTCGACGCTGTCAGACGTGCACCTGCTTTTGCAGGCCGGTTTCAGGCCCGATCCCCCGACGAGAAACCCGCCGATCATGGAGCGCGTCAACACCGTCAATGTGCTTTTTCGGGATCGTCGTCTCTCCGTCGACGTCGACGCATGCCCAACGCTCGCAAGGGCTCTCGAAACACAAGCTCTCGACGCCAATGGCGAACCCGAAAAGAAGACGGGCAACCTCGACGTGAGCCACATCCTCGACGCGCTCGGCTACGTGTGCCATCGGCTATTCCCGGTGCACCGTAGGGCACAGACCACGTCGACGTATGCGCCGATCGTAGACGAGTGGGGGCCGGTGGCGTAGGCTATCTCCATGCTCACTGTCAACTCCGCATCTGACGCAATCGTCACCCAGATCCGAGACCAGGCGGGGGCCTGGACGCCAGACCAACTCACGGCGCTGCTCGATGCCGGGCGTCGCCAACGGGCGGCGGACTACGATCGGATCGTCAAAGGAATCGCGGTGCGCTACTCGGGTGACCAGATCGGCGTCGTCCGAGACGCGCTGAAGGCGGCGTACCCAAAGACGCATCAATCGCTCAGACCGGACCCCGTCAACTGGTTACGGTTTTTCGCGAGACAGGACTCGGGCGTCTACAGCGACCCCGCGCAACGGTACCTCGAGGATGAATCGGGCGAGCCCATCGACGTCGACGACGTGAGAGCCGTCGAGTTTGCTGAGGCTATCCGGACGATGGGCCTCGACGTGCTCATGCCCGAGGCTGAGCGCCGATGCGCGGCCGGAACTCGAGCCGTCGCCGTCGTCTGCGGGTGGCAACGCGTCGGCTCCGACGACGAGGGCCGCGCCGTGGCGCACATCTACTGGGGCCACGACGTCGTCACGATCGTGCACCCGTCGGCGCCTGACAGCCCTGACGCGGTGCTTTTTGTGGCGCTGAGGCAGGCCTCGCCGTCGGGCAGCACGTCGCCGCTTTGGTGGTGTTGGTCGAGGCCCGTCGTCGAGGACGAACTCGGCGCGATCGTGTCGTTTGGGCCATGGTCACATCGACGTGTGAGCGAGGACGGCAAAGTCGCGACGGCGTCGGAGGTCTACGAGGGGCGCTTGCCAGTGGCCTTTCTGCGAACTGAGACGGCTTCTAGCGGGCTTTGGCCTGACCCGGATAGGGATGTCTCGGTCAACGTCGACGCGCTCAATGTGGCGCGTTCTAATCGCCAACACGTGATCGACATGCAGGCCCACGCAACGTGGGTCTACAGCGGCACCGTGCGAGAGACGTCGGAGCTCGTCGGCGGGCCTGGGGTCGTGCTCCAGATCGGCTCGGGCGAGACGCTGCAGGCTCAGACTGCGGGCGCGGACCATGCCGCAATCGAGGCCAGCGCAACGCGAGACCTGCAGGAGCTGGGCGTCAGCCGTGGCAACTCACCCGACGCCTACGCCGTCGAGCCCGGAGCGGCGCAGTCGGGCGTGTCTCGCATGATCGCCAACGCACCGCATGACCAGCGCATCGCCGAGATGCGGCCGGTCTTCGTCGACTTCGAGGAACGCCAATTGTTGCCGATCGTCGTCGACGTGCTGCAGCTCTTCGACCCTGACGCCCCCGCCGACTTCGGCGACGTCGATCCGCGCTGCAAGTTGTCCAAGGGCAAGGCATACGAGGCGGATACCGAGAAGACCGATCGCGTCTTGGCGCTCAAAGCGGCTGGCATCATCGACGACGCCGACGCTCGCGTGATGCTGGGGCTCAGCGCCGACCGCGCCTCGGCTGAGGCGTACCTCGACCAGCTCGCCGAAGCCAAGGCGCCGCAAGTGTCTCTGCCCGGCGCGCTCGCGGGGTCGCCGTTCACTTCGAGGCGTGAGACGACGGTGGAGCCCGAGGGCGAGGATGAAGGCGAGGAGACATGAGCGGAGCCGACGCGGCTGGCGTCGTCGCCGATGCGGCCGTAGAAGATCTGCGACGGCTTGAGCAAGCGCTCGAGCGCGACCTTCTTCGTATCCTCTTGTCTCTCGACACGATGCCAGGAGAAGACTCACTTGTTCGGCGACAAGCGCAGACGTCGGCCGCTGTCCTTGCGCAAGTACGCCGCCGCCTGGAGGCCGAGGGCGAGACGCTCACTGGCGTCGTCGGGCAGCGCGCTATTGAGGCCGTCGCCGCTGTCTTGGGCACGCCCCCTTCGACGCTATCGGTTGACGTCAGACGAGAGCTAGATGCGATTGTGGGCGGTCAGGTGGCCGACGTCGTGGCCGTCTTCAAATTGGCCCGTGAGGAGATGCGAGACGCCGTCTCTCGCGGCATCACGAGCGGTGGCTCACTCGCCGACGTCATCGAGGAGGTGCGGGCGCGACTGTCGACGACGTATGTACGAGCAAGCGCCGCCGTCGACGCGGCGATCATGGCCGTCGGCCGTCGCGCCGTCGTCTCGGCCGCGCGCGAGCTCGAGAGTGAGCTTGACCTCGTCTACGTCTACGTCGGGCCGAGAGACGCCAAGAACAGGCCGTTCTGTCGACAGTGGGTCGGCAAGGCGGTGACGGACCCGGCGCGCCTGGACAACGGACAGGGCTTGCCCGCCGACGACTACTGCGGCGGCTACGGGTGTAGACATAGCTGGGCGCCCACAACAGTAGCGACGGCAATCGCAGAAGGGATCAGGATTTACCGTCCCGATGGATCGCGCCTGATCATCGACGCTGAGACAATGGGGCTAGCGCGGAGGTGACGTCGTGGGCATCACAACGAAACGGTCTGGCACTCCGGTCAAGTTTGACGCCGAGAAAGCGGCTCGCGTTATTGGCGCTTTCGTCCCAGGCGCGATCCTGTTGCGCACCGACAAGGGCATCGCGACGACGGGACAGGCTTTCGCCGCATACTCGACGCGGTACCGTCGACAGCTCCAACGCATGGGCGAGGATCAGAAAGTCGACCTTCGCTTGACGGGTGGCCTTCTCAACAGCATCAAGGTGCGAGACACCGTTATCGCGGCCGACTACGTCCAGGTGACGATCGCACCCGACAACGGCACATCGCCGGAAGTGAGGGCACCGTCTCAGACGCGAGCGATGCGAAAAGCGGGGCTCGTCGAGGGACGTTTCGGCGAAACCAAGATCTACAGGACCCTTCGTCGTGGCGAGGCCAAAAAACTCGCTAAAGACCTCGAATACGAGACTGGCGCACGCATGATCAAGACCGGCGAGCGAGGCCCGCCGCATAACGTCTTGGGCTATTGGATCCATCACGGCATCGGGATGCCCGCGAGGCCCTTCATGGGCCTGACCAAAGAGCAAGAGGCTGAGCTCTACCGGCTGTTGGCCAAGGCCAAAATCTTCGGGTGACGGGCCTAGCGCTCCGCTGTCAACTGCATTAGAGTGCAGTCCATGCAACGCGTCCTAGTCGGGTCAACCGAGTCGATCCTGAGCTATCCTCGGCTCTCCGACGACGTCGGCATCTCGACTGGCGTGCCCTCCGACCCCGCCACGGCGCGGCGCATCTCGTCGCAGTACCCTGACGCCGACGGTGTCTACGTCGCGGCAACGATTGACTCTCTGTCGACGACGACGCAGGGAGCCTGCAGCGAAGGCGACGACCGCATCCCGCTCGCAGCATCGGTCGCAATCGTCGCCGGCCGGCGCTACCTCGTCACCGACAGCGCCAGCGCCCGGCCCGTGGTGGTTGTAGCGGCCCGTGGTGGCACCCTGGCCACGATGTGGCTCGCTGAGCCCCTACCCTGCGACCTCGGCAACGCGTCGACTGTGCGCGGTCTGGCTGTGTCTGTGGCGCTCGATGCCGTCCAGACCGGCGAGCCCGGCGCGGGCTATGTGCTGTTCCGCGCGACCGTCGACGGCGTCGTCCGTGAGTGGGACGAGTCTTTTCGGGTCGTCCGGCGCATCACGTCGGTGGCGCTTACGCCGACGGAGCTGACGCAGTCCTATCCCGTCGTCAGGCAGATCGCGTCGTCGTCTGACCTCACGCTCGAAGAGGCTATCCAAGCAAGCTGGCGCATGGTCATGGTCCCGGCGCTCGCGGCTCGCGGCATCCTCGATGAGGACGTCTTGACCGATGACGTGCTTGTCCCGATGCACGCATCGGCGACGGTGCTGCATCTCGCGAGGCAGTGGCCTGCGGCGCCCGCTGAGTTTGTTGAGCGCTTGTCGACGTCATACGAGCAAACCAAGCAGACGACGTGGGACCGGATCGACCTCATCACACGCTCGCAAGAAGAAGAGACTCCCGACGTGCCGACGCCGGGTAGCCAGACGACGCGCTACATGAGGCTGTCGCGGTGACGTGGCGTGACGCTCGCCGCGCTCTCGTGTCGATCCCCTCGACGGTGACGCCGTCGGTGGTCGGGCGAGGCCTGCCCAACAGATACACCCACGACGTCACAGGACACGACGAGACGGTGGGCACGCAGTCTCGCCGATGGTGGGGCCGAGTCCTCTCCGGCGCGGCTGAGGGGCCATACCAGACGCAGCAAACGCGGCACCGGCTGACATGGGAGGTCGTCGTCGAGTACG